TAGTCCTAAAGAGAACAAGAATAGCACCAGTCCATATGACTATCAATGCACCAACCGAAGCAAAGTACGCGGTGACAATAGCCTCTCTTATGATCTGTTCCATGATGACCTCCATGGTTAGATGGTTAAAGAAATCTTTGCAGGACCATGATGTTATACTCACATGGATTGTGTGTTTTCAGTACGTCTACTGTAGTCTAAGACTTACACGGGTTATCCTGCTTTTCATACCGTGGGTACTCTAAGTACCATGATAAGTGATGCTGCTATCGCAACATCTCCAAATCTTGCCCTACAGGACCAATCGTTAATCCTTGTCTTGCGTAGTTGTATACGTGGATAGACGTGGGAAAGAGCCTGGACGCATTATGATTGGCGTATGCTCTCGTGGTCCTGTGCTGGAACAAGTTTAATGCCCATGTTTCACAAATAGTATCAGTATATCAGGGGCCTGTACTGGCCTTATATCTATGAATATGAGCTGAAAGGTGCGCCTGATGGGTCATTTAATAACACAACCCACCAGGACAAGTAAAAGGGGCACTATGATTGAGAGAGATGTGCCCGTGTCTCCCATAGAATCATGTAATGAGAGGGTCTACCGTCTACCCATTAACCATGCTTTACATTCCTGCATGATCTCGTAGTCCTTCTCAGAACGACACATCCGTACGATGCTCTCTAGCTTCACACGGTATGCCTTATTGATCCTTCTGACTTCATTAGCTGTCGTAGCGTTGCCAAATGCTTTAATCCACTTGGCTTTCTCAGCATCAAACAGTTGTTCAGCGTCAGAGGGCTCTACTTTGGTGTTTTTCTGGATGTTCACCTCCTTTCAATCAACAGGTAACTAACTAAATCAATTATAACGTAAAAATAGTATATCATTAATCGTTTTATAACGATACGTATAGGAGATAAGGCTATATATCATTGGTACACTATTTTCTTGAAAAACTTGGGCATGATGAATAAATTATGGTATGGGTTCACGAAGAGAGAATGCTCATCTAGCTTTACAGGCTACTGGTATGACTCCTGCGTATGGTAATATTGCTGATGCTGCGGATGCTCTATTATATGCAGTAGAGGGAGAGTATGGTAAGGCTGTTGTTTCACTTGCGGCTATGCTTCCTGTAGCTGGTCAGCTTGTTGCGGCTAAGAGGGCCACAAAGGCTCTAAAACAAATGGGTGAGGAGACGGTTACTCTTTATCGTGGATATGATAAGTGGTTTCCTGGTAGGATGGTAAAAAAGGGTAAGTTTACAGGAAAGCAGTTTGCTCCGCATTCAAAGACGGGGAGGAAAACACCAGATCATATATTCGTTACTCCTGATATTAATTATGCGAAGACATACACGAAGAAGGTGTTGGATAAGAGTGGTTTAAATTATGTAGATGAAGGTGTGCTTTTAGAGTTTGAAGTCCCAATAAGTTGGATGAGGACTAATGTAGCTGATGATGTTATCCATAAAGTAAACTCATGGAGTTATGGAAACCAGTGGTGGGGTAAAGCAGGGTGGAAAGCAAGCACTTTTGAAAAGTTTAATGAATTTAGATTTGCTGGGGGTATCCCTAAAGGATTCTTAAAGAAAGTACATAATGTAAAAGACCTGGAGAAAGTTACTAAACCCAAAATGTATCTTCCTCCTCCTGGTGGATTAAAAAAGGCTCTGAAAAGAAACAAGAAGTATAGTGCGGATATAAAGTAAGTGGCTGATACTCCTCTTATGCTTGAGTCTCTAACGAATCTTCCATTTGGAAAGACTGGGATAAAGGATTTGCCAGAGTTACAGGAAGAGTATCCTGATTGGAGTAAAAATGATGAGGAAGATGACGTTGAGGATGATTAAGTTATGGGGGGACTATAGGGGGGTCTTAGTATTCAAAGAAGAAAAAGATGCCAGTAGAAGATAAGATAATTGATTCATTTACAGGTAGGAGAAGGAATGTTCATACTGCCTTGGCTGCTGCTGGAATGACTCCTGCATATGGGAACATAGCTGATGCTGCTGATGCTATTTTGTATGCAACAGAGGGTAAGTTTGGTGAAGCGGCTTTATCTCTTGCAGCTATGATTCCTATAGCTGGCCAATATGTAGCGGCTAAAAGGGTGTCTAAAATAGTTAGTAGAGTTCCTAAGAAGCTTAAAAAGTATACAGGGAAGAATGATGTTGTTAAATCATTAGATGTAGGTGGTAAGTCAGTAGGCCATATCTCAGGCACAAGAACGTCAAAAGGGATTGAGATACATAATATTCATGTTGACCCTGAATATAGAAGGCTTGGATTTGGAACTGATTTATATAAAAGCTTGCAAGAGGAAACTTCAGAATATGTGTATTCACGTGGATGGCAACAAAATCCAAAAACTGCAGGAAAAGTTTGGGATAGTCTTGTAAAAAGTGGTAAGGCAGAAATGATAAAAGAAGGCATGGAGCCTGTATATTATTTAAGGAAATAATGATTAATGGGATGTGGTCTAATGGCAAGGCGCTTGACTGTTAATCAAGAAGATGAAGGTTCGAGTCCTTCCGTCCCAGCAGATTTGGACGTAATTTCTGACATGGCGAAATCTTTAGAATCAATATCACGATTGTCGAGGGAACTTCAAGAGGAAGTCCTAGAAAGAGTTTCGTCAGGAGTATGTCCCATAGAGCTAGATGGTATTCTTTATGATGTCCCAGAACCTATTTTTGCTTTGATTAACGGTCTTGTCGCACAAATACAGGAGTTATCAAATCTCTATGAAATACCAGGTCATAAAGGGAACTAGACACTACGTTTACGATCATATCTCAGATTTTTATAACGATCATCCAGATCAAACACCCGTAAAAGACTGGAGAGAGGGGAAAGAGGGCGATTGGGTTTGGAGTGATGATGATAATATTGTACAGCTTATCAAAGTGTCAAATGTTATAAACCACCCAGGAGATAGGAAGAATTACAAATATGCGAAAGGATGGGTGCGGACAGTTGTTGGTACGTTTCTCAATAGACCCAACACGATTATGGATACGGATTTTGAGAAGCATAAAAATCGTTATACGTTCAGTGGTAAGATCAAAAGTCCTTCAACAAGGATCAAGGAAAGGAAGAACCTCACAAAGAGAGAAAGGATATTTGCTACTTCAGTAGTTGCAGGACGAAGTGTTCTCAAAGCTTATAAAGAAGCCTTCTCATCATTAGCCAGCGATAAGGATACCCAGAAGAAAGCAGTAGTATTACTCAAACAGGAGAGAGTTATGAAAGAGATTGAACGAGGTGTAATGGATGTGGCAAAGAGCATGGGTATTGACCATGAGTACATCTTGCACAACCTCAAGTGTCTTTGTGAGAATAGCGATGATGAGAATATAATTCTCCAGAGCACTAAAGAACTTGGTAAGGTCATAGGCACTCTTGGCACTACCACGATACGACAACAGGAAGTGGGTGTATTAGGGATGCTTCAAGAGTTTAGCCCTGAGCAATTAGCTGCTGTTAAAAGACCTGAGTTGGAGGTCAGCACTTCTGATAGCGAGGAGTCATAATGAAGTATCTTGTATACTGGTCAGATATGTTAAAAAATAAACAGGGAGATGCCCCTATGAGAGCATTTGATACTACCATAGAAGCAAATGCATATATCAATGGATGCGTAGATGTAGTTGGGACATTTACTAAAGGGGTTGACACAATAGACTTAGTAAAAGAGTTTTATGTTCAAGATACGGAAAATAAGGATACAAAAAAATGATATGTCCCAAATGTTCTTCAATGCGGATAAAGAAAAACGGGCGAAAAAAATCAACGGCGGCGGACGGTTCGGAGAAATTAGCACAACAGTTCCATTGTCATTCATGTAATTCAAATTTCTCTATTCCTATCAATACTGAGATAGACTACGTAGAGAAGAAAGTAGAACCAGGAGAAGTCTTAGAAGTAAAGTCAGATTATGTAATGAGAATACATGGTCTAACCGACATTCATGTTGGTGCTGTAGACTTCAGAAGGGACAAGTTCCTAGAAGCGGTAAAGGAAATATACGAAGACCCTCATGCACGGTGGTTTGGTAATGGAGATATTCTGGAGTGTATCCCACCAAATTACAAGATAGTGCAGAGAGGCCAGGTCATCTCACCAGATGAACAGCATTTGGCATTTATGGATTTAGTGAGACCAATTCAAGACAAGTGCATCTTTATCAGAGGTGGAAATCATGATTATCTCCGATCAATTAACATGTTGGACTATGATGTCTCTAGAATGATTGCCAGGGATATGGATGTTCCATATTTTGAGTTACCTGGGTATCTAAGAGTTAATATTAGTGGTAGAGAGTGGTACATGGCATCTGGTCACGGTTCTTCTGGAGCTAAGAATGGAGATTTGGAGCTAGATAAGATGAGAGATGTCTATTCTATGGGAGATATTTTCTATCTTGGTCATAATCATCAGTTATATGCAAAGCCTATTGATTCTCTAGGAATAGATGAGGATGGAAGAGAGACTTTGAAGAGATGTTGGTACATAAGGGGTGGTAGTTTTCTTGGGTATGCTCATTATGTGAGATATAGATTGATGCGTGTTGCGAGAGCTGGCTGGGTAGTAATGGAATTTAAGAAGGATGATATTAACTGTTGGGTAGCATAGAATCAGAAATATTTAGCCTAAAAGTAACACCTAAGAAGATGGCTCTTGATGATGCTATTGCAGAATTGAAGACGAAAAGGAAGCAATTAACAATGCTCCGAATATTAAAGCCTTCCTCTAAGGAAATGTCGATACTAAGAGAGTTATTTTGTATAATTGACGGGATGGAAGTACCAGAGAGGATGGATATGCAGTGAGTAAAACAAAGACTTTCAAGAGAGACCTTGTAGATGGGATGAATGTTATGATGAATAGAATTATTAATATAGAAAATGTCTTAACTTCTTATATTGAGATGGAAGATAAGACTGAAGAGCTAAAAAAGAGACTAACTGATGAACATCAACAAAGAGAACATAAGCGAAGCGGAAGAAGTTCTAAGACTCGCAAAAAGTGATCTTATTGCGTTCGGGAAACTTTTCTTACCTAATGACTTTATGCGGTCAGAGACACCTGCTTTCCATTATGAGGTAGCCGACTCTACTGATGATTTAGAAACTAAGCAGTTAGCTATCATTGTACCGAGGGGACATGGAAAGACTGTCCTCACTAAATGTAGCATTATAAAAGATTTCGTTTTTGCACCAGAGCTTCTTTTTTATGGATGGGTTTCTGCTACCCAGAAACTCGCTGTCGGTAATATGGATTATATTAAACATCATCTCGAATTTAACGAAAAGATAAAATACTATTTTGGAAATCTAAAAGGTCCTAAATGGACAGAAGAAGACATTGAACTAAGAAATGGATGTAAGCTAATTTCTAAGAGCAATGTTGCTGGAATACGTGGTGGAGCGAAACTTCACAAGAGATACGACTTAATTATATTGGATGACTTTGAACATGAAGCAAATACCATTACTCCCGAAGCGCGTGCTAAAAACGCCAATCTTGTCACAGCTGTTGTTTATCCTGCTCTTGAGCCTCATACTGGTAGGTTACGTGTTAATGGGACTCCTGTACATCACGATTCATTCATTAATAACCTTCTCAGAAACTTTTCGATTGCTAAAAAAGAAGGTAAAAAGTTTAGTTGGCACGTTATCACTCACAAGGCGTTAGACCCAGACGGGAATCCCCTGTGGCCAAGTTTCTTTGGAAAGAAGAAGCTGGCGGAGAAAAAGAAGTTCTACCGTGATTCTGGACAGGCGTCAAAGTTCTTTCAAGAATATATGATGGAGGTGATGAGTGAAGAAGATGCGATGTGGCGTAGAGAACATATCAAAAAGTGGGAAGGATATTACGAACACCGTGATGGGTTTAACTATCTTATACAGGACGGAGAAGAAGTGCCTATCAATACATTTATCGGGTGTGACCCTGCTACTGACATTGATACTAAAGAATCTGATTTTAGTGTCATTATGGTTGTGGGTATTTGTCCAGATAATAACTTACACGTCCTCGAATACGAAAGACACAGAAGTATCCCAACGGTGGGTTCAAAATCACTTAATGGAGAGATTTTAGGGAAAAAAGGTGTTGTAGATTTCATTGTAGAGTTATATGATAAGTATCATTGTACTAGTGCCACCGTGGAAGACGTTGCGATGAATAGGTCAATCTTCCAGGCTATGAATGATGAAAGAAGAAGGTTAAATCGCTTTGATATAGCGGTAATTCCTGAGAAGCCAGGTGGAACACAGAAGAGAAATCGTATATATAGCGGATTATCAGGTAGATTTTCGATGGGAACTGTCCATATTAGGTCCAATCACTTTGATTTAGAGCATGAAATTCTTACATTTGGCCCAAGAATGGCTCACGATGACACCATTGAGACACTTTATTATGCAAATGTGCACGCTTTCCCACCTTCTATGAAGCGAAATAAGGAGAAAACAGGCTGGTTTAAACCTAAACGTAAAGCAAAATCTTGGATAGTGGCATAGTTATGGCTGGAGAAAAATATTTAAGGAAAATAGTAGATAAAAAGGTAGGGGATGTCCTCGAATCTGATGTGAAGTGGTATGGAAGGCCAGCTTCTCGTATTCCAGGTGCTTCTTATGCTGATATGATTGAAAGTAGATCGGGTGATTTAACAGATGCTGTCTATAATTTAGCTGGAAAGGGTAGAGGTAGAGCTGAAAGAAACATAAAGAAGTCATTAAAACGCCTCAGGTCGGGAAAATTGGTTGCTTATGGTGTTGAAGACCCAGAAATTCCAGCTTCTGAAACTATACGTTCTGAGAGTTACGGGAAAGATGTTGATGAATATGCTATTCTTGGAGAACATAGACAAGTAGGGTGGAACAAACCTCCTCAGACTTTTTTGTCTAGATTATTTAATACTGAACCAGATACAGTGTATGTTGCCATGGGGAGACCCACAGGTCAAGTACGTCAATCCATGGCTCATGAATTTATTCATGATACTGGTGTTAGTCACGATACATACAGGTCAAGCCAAGTAAGATATGATAAAGAATTAGAAGGATTTCAATACGGCAGTGATGATGCTGGGAACTTTTACAGACCTTTTTCATGGTCTGAAGAAGAGGGTATGGTATATAGTAAAAACAGGCCTAACCCTGAACCAGATTGGGGAACGACTAAAAAGCCTATGGGGACCCTCGAAGGCTCACCTAAAGAAACACAATGGGATCATTGGTCCAATGAGTGAAAAGTACGATTCCTTAACACATACTCTTAGATCAAGTGCAAACCCTGGTGGCAAAAGGGACTATTGGGACTTGCAGTATAGGTCTAAATGGAAGGCTCCCAAGTTTATGCAAGTACCTAGATTTAAGAGTTATTCAGATCAACCAAAGGATACTCTCCAATCGTTACTTGGAAAGAAGTTGAATTTTCCTATGGGTGGTGGAGCATCAATTTCTATTGGTAGATTTAATCAGAGAGTTCCTACGGATATTGAGCCAGTTAGTGAGTATAGCCCAGGTGGCGAGTTAAAGTATGAAAACAATCCTATGTATGGGATAAAATTTAAGAAGAGATTCTGATGGCTGTTCCTAGTAGAGCAAAACTTTTATCATCTAATAAATATGAAAGAGCAGTTTTGAAGGCTGATTCTCCATTAGAAGAACCAAGTCTTCAAATTGGTGAACAGATGCCCTATATTCAGAAGGAGATGTTTGAGGGGACTGCTAAAGAACTCGGGAAAAAAACTAAAAAAGAATACGACGCCAGAGAAGCATATAAACAGATACAGGCGGAAATGTTTCATTATATGTTAAATATAAAAGGATTACCTGTAGCGCATGTACAAGGTTTAATGGCTAATATAAAGAGGGAAAGCACTTTTAAGCCTGATAATATTGCCTATGCAAGAGATTCTAATAACAATCCTATAAAAAGTAAACCAATAAGTTTTGGACTATTTCAATGGACGGGAGATAGAGCGGATAAAATGAAGGCTGCTGTACCTGATTGGGAAACAAACTGGAAAGGGCAGATTGATTATGCTCTGGGAAAAGAAAAAGGAGAGAGAAGGACCTATTATAAATGGAGGAATCAAGAATTTACATCTGCAGAAGACGCGGCTGACGTGTGGTTGAATGAATGGGAAAGAAGTGGAGATGTAGTGGCAGATAAGGAAAAAAATGAGGAGTATCTTAGGAGTTTATATCAATAATGGCAAGAACAAGCAATAAGAAGAAAGCTGGAATAGTAGTTGATTTGTGGCAGAAGGCTGATGGGGCTTCTAGGGCCAAGTGGAGAGCTATTAACCAGCAAGGATACGATTTTTACTTAGGAGAGCAGATAAGTAGTGATGAGAGAGATCAGCTAGAAGCTGCTGGTATGCCTACTTTTATTATTAATAGAATTACTCCTGTTATTGAGACTATGAAGTTCTTTGTAACTGCAGGAAACCCAAGATGGCAGGCTGTGGGAGCAGAAGAATCAGATATAGATGTTTCCTCTGTACATGCTGATCTTATGGATTATTGCTGGAATCTTAGTAATGGAAAGTCAGTTTTTGCTAATGTTATCCTAGATTCCCTTACTAAATCTACGGGTTATTTCATGATGGATGTTGACCCAGATATGGATAAGGGAATGGGAGAAGTTGTATTTAAGAGGGTTGATCCGTTTGATGTTTACCCAGACCCCATGTCCAGAGACTTCTTACTTAGGGACGCTTCTTATATAATTGTTAAGAAAGACCTTCCCAAAGAACAGTTAAAAGCATTGATTCCTGATTATGCATCGAAGGTTAAGAAAGCTAATCCTGTTAATGCAACGGTAGGGATACAAGAATATTTTGACAGAGATTTTAGTTCTGCTGAGCATATACAGCATCTTGATTTGGGGGCTGATTCCTACAAACCTGATACTGGTGAGGAAGATATAGTCATAGATTTTTATGAGTGTTATATGAAGACTAAGGAAGAATTTGTAAATGTCTTTATTAAAGCAAAACCCTCAAGAGCTCAGATGCAGGCTATTGAAGAAAAGATTGCAGATGATGTAGAACAATTTAGTAGAGAGAAGGCTGTAGAAGTTGCCGAGTTAAAAGCATCTATGGAAGAAGCTCTCATGAATGGTGAGGTTATTGAAGAGAGAGCTGCCCTTGAGATAGAGAAAGCTGAGAAAAATGCTCTAGCAGAGACTGAGATGTATGCACAGCAATTAAGAGCAAAAGCTGCTGAGGAAATAGCCAGCATAGAAAATACAATTATGACAAGAGAGGAGTTTGACCTAAGAAGTCAAGACCCTGTTTTTACTGGTTCAGTCGTAGATGCTATTCCATTCTTTGAAGACAGAGTTCAGGTTAGGTGTGTGGCTGGAGATACATTTCTTTATGAGTTTGTTCTCCCTATAAAAGATTATCCTATAGTTCCCATTCCTTATCTATATACTGGGACTCCTTATGCGATGAGTGCTGTTACTCCCTTAGTTGGAAAACAGCAAGAAATTAATAAATCCCATCAAATCCTCATTCATAATGCAAACCTATCATCTAACCTTAGATGGTTATATGAAGAAGGGTCAGTCCCAGAGGATGAGTGGGAACAATATTCTTCCTCTCCAGGTGCCTTGCTCAAATATAGGCAGGGATTTGCTCCACCTACCGCAGTACAGCCCTTACCTCTGAATAATGCTTTCTTTGGGATTACCCAGGAAGGCAAAGGAGATATGGAGTATCTCTCTGGAATTTCTAGCTCTATGCAAGGCGCCACTGGTGAGGAACACGAAACTTATAGAGGTATGTTAGCTCTTGATGAGTTTGGTACCAGGCGTATTAAAGCTTGGATGCATAACATAGTAGAGCCATCTCTTGAGCATATTGGTAGAATATTTAAAGATTTAGCACAGGCGACATATCAGACTAATAAAGTATTTAGGATTGTCCAACCGAACAATGTAGAGAAAGCTGTTGAGATTAATATTCCGATCTATAATGATCTTGGAAAGGCAGTAGAAAAGTTTAATGATTATCCTACTGCTCAGTTTGATGTTCGTATCATAGCTGGTTCTACAATGCCTATTAATAGATGGGCATTAATAGATGAATACTTTAGATGGTACCAGGCTGGACTTATTGATGATATAGCGATGTTAGCTGAGACAGATATTAGAAATAAGGAGACTATTATGAAGAGAAAGTCTCTATATTCACAAATGCAATCACAACTTGAACAATTACAAGAGACTCTAAGTGATAGAGAAGGAACTATTGAGACTCTTGAAAGGCAACTAGTACAATCTGGAATTAAACAGAAAGTTCTACAAGCTGATGGGGAGATTAGAAAAGCTGTTGTAGATACCCAGGCAAAACAAAAAGTCTTGCAGGGTGCTATAGCAGCAGAGGCAACAGTCCTCTCTGGGGCTATGAAAGCTGAACAAGGCGAGGAGTCTTGACAGAGATAACGCTGTTGTTGTAAATTAGGAGGTAATTATGGCAGAAACAGAAACTAGTTCTAGCAACTTATCTGGACCTTCTCTTGACGAGTTGGCTGCAGATAACCCTGGCACTATGGATGATATGGATTCCGCAGACTTTTTCTCTGAGCTCGATAAGTCAGTTAACGCTGTTACTTATGGGCCTGGTGAATTAGAGCAGGAGTCTCAACCCGTTGTAACAAACGCGGTGCAAGAAGCTCCTGTTGAGGAATCAGCACCTGCCGATGATTATAAGACGTTAGAGAAGAGGTATAGTGATTCAAGTTCAGAAGCCAAGCGACTTAACAATCGCATTACTGAAATAGAACCTTACATGCCTATTCTTGACGCAATGAGAGAAGACCCGAACTTGGTTTCCCACGTGCGAAACTATTTTGAGGGTGGTGGCACGGCTCCAGTAAGTGTCAAAGAGCAATTGGGGTTAGATGAGGACTTTACG